ATGGAAATAGCTTTAAGGACTAATAACACTATCCGTTTTCCAAGGGGACAAAAAATGAATTTAACAGAACATGAAAAATGGTTGATAAATTTTTATAAACAAAGGAATTGGTATCAATATTCACCTTTTATTCGACTGAACTATTTAAGCGAAGAAACAGGCGAACTTTCCAGAGCGATTCGTGCCATTGAAATTGGTCGTGATCATCCAGGAGATAAGCAATTATCAAGTATTAAAAAAAGAGATAATCTGCAAGAAGAATTAGCCGATATTTTAGACCAACTATTAATATTTTGTAGTAAATACAATATAGATCCTAATTGCCTGCTTTCTGCTAGCGAAAACAAACTAAAGAAAAGATTTCCCGAATAATTATTACTCGTTTGTGACAGATATCGTTGATCGTAATTCTTGTTGATCGAATCCGGTGAATCAATTTGTCCCACCACTTTTATTTCCTGCTTTTTGTGGTCCTGCTCTATCTTTTTAGTTATTTAACTTTCTTTCAAATTCTTTTTTCCATTGATATATTTTAGACAAACTGATACCGAGATAATTGGCAATCGTTGTGTAGGACATTCCTTTTTCAACTAGACGGAAAGCTTTTTCTTTCTTCTTATAAATACTAAGAAATTTAACTGATTTTTTCGGTCCGATTTCAAGATTGGATGTTTTGTTGTCGGGTATTTGTTCCCACAACTTACGAACTTTCTTTGCTAAATCTCCATAACCATGTTCAATCGAAAACCTCATTGACTCCTCTATCTGATTGTGTCCTGTTTTCGTATTAAAACCATCGCGTTCCTGTAAATCGATTAATTGACCGGCTAATTCAGCTAAATTTTTCATATCAAATTTTCTTCTTTCTTTAACATGACTAATTTGACTTGATTGTTGTTGATTAACAATCATAAATTTCTGTCACACAAACAATGAAGATTTTAGTAAGTGAGTATTAAACGAAAATTAGTAAATTCTTTTTTTGTTTTTTAATTCATATGAATAATTTATAAAAATTTGTCACCATATTTTAAGATCCAAAGAACAAAATGTTGGAATTTTATAGGATAATAAAAAAACGCCATAGCCAATGGTTCAGAGAAATCACTGATATGACGCGGTTCAGGTGGTAACGTCCTTGGTGCCTATTGATATATAAAGGGTTTAATCCATAACGGTGGCAAAACGGTGGCAAAATAAAAAAATCCCCGCATAAAGCGATGACTTACCATAGCGTGAACTATGAACGAAAATATTGGATATCGACCATGACATTTATAGACGATTATATACGATATCTGTGTTTTGTATATATAAATATACAAAAAACGTCAGCTGATTAAGACCAGACGTTTTTTTAATCTAGAGGGAAGTTTTGAAGATTGATTGAGGGTTTTATGCCCTCACCTATTTATACGCAATTAAAATAAAAAAATTAAAAAAGATGATAAGTTTTTCGTTGCTTGAATACTTGCTCTTTTTTAATTCGATAACAAGTAAGGATAATTAGAATAAAGTAAAAGAATACTTAAAAGAAAACAAGCTGCATTTAACAGTCAGTATGATCAGTAGGGCTATTGCTAGAGTTATTTTAAAAAGGCAAAAGAAAAACTACCTCAGTTAAGAGGTAGTTTAAATTTTTGGTAATAACTTTTCAATTTCATCCACTCTCGCAAGCATAGGACAAGTATTTGGACAATAATTACCATCAACATTATCAGGATCTATCTCAATATATCTAAAAATTCTATCGTGATAAAAATCTTTGGCATTATATAAAGCATCTATTCTTAGTCCAAGAAAACCAACACCGAAATTTTTAATAGATAATACTATTTGAAAAATAGTCTTAAGAGTATTGGTACCTATTCCTTCACTTTGAATTTTCTTATTTACCGCCAAAAAATCCAACTTTATTACAGGAAAATAGTATTTCTTTAAATTGGGATCATAAATTTCTGCTTCAGGATTTTCAATCGCAAACCTTTCAAATTCTTGAAACAAATTCATATTTTCCGGTGCATTGATAATTTGAGTCTCCATACTTCCAATACTTAAAGAAAAAAAAGATATTATTTCCTTTGTTTTGTCAGACATAACAACCGTTGTTTGAGTAATATGTTTTTGAGAATCTATCAAAGACTTGTTTCTTAGGAAGTCATTGATATTTTTAACACCACAATCAAAAGCGGCCTTTGAAAGGTCGCTAATTTTGTTTATTGGTAAAATAGATATTCCGTTTTGATGAAATTCATTCATCATTTACGATTTGGACCAAACGGATTATTTTTTAAGGCCTTTGCAAAAACACGGCTGGCCTTTGAAATTCTTTCCGAGCTGTCAGCCCGGTTAATATTTTTAGGAGAAAATGCGTTGGCAAAATGATTTATTTCCTTTGTATTTTTTAATACAAAAACTTCTTTCATAATTCACCTCCATATCAAATACTAAACTTTTTCATAGATGGATAATTTCACCCTATTAAAACCTCGGTCCTCTTTTATTATTCTTAATAAAATCTTAATATTTAACTGCATAACGTTACTATTAAATATTAGGAATCGGAAATATAAGGATCATCAAAAGGATTAATCGGCTTGTATTTAGAAAATAAATTATCAGCTTCTTTTTTATGTGCTTTAAAATACGTCCTTATCTGTGCAGACACACGAATATTCATTTTATATACTTGATCACCATATTCATCTGTCCACTCTTTATCTGATGTAAAGAGCCCCAACTGCTCAAGTTGATTACAATAATCTAATAAGTTGTCACTAATCGGATGATTAACCAAGGAAGAGTTTATAGAATAAGAAAAATTATTTTTTTCCCAAGATTCTATTTCTCTTATCATTCCAGAATTTAAAACAATTAAGTTTTTTCCAGTATTAAATAAATAAATTAATAACAAAATAGTATGGTCTGTAAAGCAATCATCAGAAAAAAAGTCATACTTAATGATCTGGTTTTGAACATTCGCGTAAGGAACATTTATTTGAACATAACCATTATCTTTTAATCGTTTAACACTATTTGTCAAAAACAATCTTATATTATCTGTTTTGAAATCTCTACTCAGCCCTCTTGATTGAATTTCGGCTTTGTACGCACATAGTTTATAAGAATCAGTAATTAAATCGCGCCGCACATTTTCACTTTGATTAAAAAAAACACTTTGATATTCTTTATCTTGAAACTCTTCTATTTCAGCTTTTGTTCCAGAGTCATATTCTTTCCCATTAACTGTGACACTTGTACCATATTTGTCTTTGAATACACCTATAAAAATTTGGCTTTGCGACAATAATGTATCATCAATTATTTCTTGCCCGTTTTTTTTCTCGCTCATTTGGGCAACAGAATTCGTGAGCCAATTAATTGGATATAAAATAACTTTATCTTTATCAGTGTTTTCAATATTCCAATTAGAAATAACATCCTTAATTGTGTTAACTTCTTCGTAAGCGTCGCTAGGGGCAGCAATGAACACTTTAACTAAATTCACTCTAATCGCTTTTTTCATTTGGATAAATTATCGCACAAACACACATGAGCTTAAAGTTAGTCACTGCTTTTACATCAATAATCTTTCATTTTGTAATCTTATAGATATCAAGAATCTGTCCTACGTTATCCTTAATCTCTCCAGTATCTTGATCGATATAAGTAGAGAAATAAAAATGATATTTAATTGATAGTTTTTGCATGGCAATAATAAAGTCGTTTTCTTCTAAACCGGTTAAAGCTAGTAACTCATCATAGTAAATAACATGGCCTTTAGTTGGAATTGGAAGTTTTCTAACAGTTTGGATAATTATCTGTTCAGCTGTCATAAATTAATTATACGAACAGATGTTCGGGAAGGCAATAACTATCAATATAGCGTATTAAGATGGTAAAACTTGTTTGGCATCTTAATTGTTGATTGATAAATTACTATTCAAAACAGTGAGTGGTACAAAGCAGTCATTTTGTCTATGATCAGGGGTTCCGGGATGCCTAATTCTTGGCAAATAAAAACATATACCAAAAAATTTAGTTTTCTATACGGCAATATTAATTCGCTCTCTGGTATGACCCGGCTTTTTTTAGTTCCATGTACAAAATAAACTCGGTTATCATTAATTAATTTTGAAAAATCTATTTTCTCTTGATTGCTGGCAAAAATAATCCCACTCAATTCTTCGGGCAATTCATCAAGTAATTTATATATTTTCGCTGTTGCTTCGAGCTTGCTTCCAGCACTTCTATGCCCTTCAGATTGAATATTTTGTATCTGCTGGTTTTGTGTTCCAAATTTTTCCTCCGAATAAAAACTTTCAATTCCAGAAACGCAGTTAACTAATCCAATGGATATGGGAGTTGGGTAATCAAACTGCAATAAATAATTATTAACTAAGTTGTGTATTTTATCCGCCTGGTCAAACCATACGTTTAAAAGTTGTTTTACCGTTTCTAAGCCTAAATCTTTTAAGCTGAACGGAATATTTAAATCCGGCTTAGGTTTGCTTTTAAAATAATCTTCCCGTTCATAAACAAAACTTTTTTGGCAAGAAAAGTTCGGCTTCTTACTATAATTTTCATTAATGAAAGTTGGATGCGATCGCTTATTTGTTAGTAAAGTCAAAAGTTTTGATATACTTTCAGCTAACTTAATTGAATATTCAACAGTAAATTCTTCATTTAGGTCAGTCATAATAAATTTAATATAGCTTTCAAAATTAAGGGAAAAGGAAAAAGTATTCTTGAAGCTCGAAGTGGATGAATTAACGAATGATACCTTTAAGTTCTTGCCCATAACATCGTACTCGCTAAGTGAATTTTCTACATAAAGTTCATAAGTGATCATATCTCTTCGTGCATTAGAATCGGAACTTTGTTCCATCAACTGATTTTCATATCGTGTCCAATCATCAAGATGCGAAGACCCTATTCTTAAAATCTTGTCCATTGAGCTCAATTCATTCGATAATCGTGGCAATGAATTGCAATTTTTTAGTATAGAAAAAGACTGGAACTCAAAATTCTGTGTCATATAACCAGGAGAATTTGTTTGGCTACGTCTGGGAATAATCGAGGTGCTTTTAAGTATCAGCCCATCAAATGAAATCCCATAAACAACAAAATTTTCTGGAGCATTTATTCCCTTTGAAAAATCAATTTCTGGAAAACTACCAAAAAGTTCAAGTATAGCTTTACCGTTTTCATACGACAACAAGCCAGACACAAGCTTATTCTTTTCATCATTTAGAATTGAATCAATATTAGTTGCCCAGTAACCTTTTATTTGAAAGTTATTAGAAACTTGGTAATTCTCAAAATTAGACATTGCATATATTAAGCATCTAATGCCTATAAAATGCAATATTTTTCATTAAAAGCATTAAAAAAACACCCATCAGCATATAGCCAGTGGGTGTAAATCATTTATTATTTTAAACGATTCAATAATCTAAACTTTTAAACTTTAGCAAGCTTTTCAAGGACTTTTTGAACATTCTTATTGGATAAAGTTTCATTAATGACTTTATTTTTGTAAGAATCACTAGATAGATATTTTTCAACACGTTGACGTTTAGAATTAAGTTCACGAATATTTAGAGTCTCTTTCATTGAAAATACCTCCTTTCGGAAAATTATAGCAGATCATTAAGATAATAAATATTTATTTATTTTTTTCAAGATTAAGCATATGTCCAAAATCTAATAGGCAATTATCTGAAATGAACTTCTTGAGCCTTTCTTGAGGCATCCTTCCTTCAGCTATATCGATGGATATTTTATAAAGTTTTTCCGAGTTATTTACGATTAAATTAAAGAAATTTATTTTAAGAAATATAAGTGCAGACAAGAATGCTGTTCTCTTATTGCCATTATGAAACAGTTGTTTGGTGGCTATTGTGTACCACAGAAAAGAAGCTTTGTCGATGATCGTGGGATAATAATCCCTGCCAAAAGTCTCTTGATTCATTAAAGCCAAAACGCTATCAAGGCCGTTACGATCTTTGAGACCATATATACCATCTTCTGTAAATATTGTCTCTGCCTGATTATTCAAACCAATCATATTATCGATAGTAAGATCTTGTCGATCAAGAATTTGAACATCGAATTGTTCAATCATACGCCCATCAGACTTATTCTTCACATCGATTATATAAAGTAAGGAAGGAATTTTAGCAGTCATCGATACCAATATAGAAGAATGTGAAATAACTAAATAAGAATTGATGAAAACACGTAAATATTCATCAATTTGTTCTTGCTTTAAATTAGTCATAAACAAAGTTTGCTTTAATTCTTTGCTCTTATCCATACTTACTTATTTTAATCTAACAAAAAACACCCACTGGATTATTTTCCGGTGGGTGTTTTCAATAGAGATGTTTTTATGGACAGGTACCTCATTGCTAGTACCCAAAAACATTATAGGTACTATTTTACAGAAGTGGTATCAGTACTTGAACTATCTGTACTAGTTGAATCACTTGCCTTTGAAACCAAGATACCAACAAAACTGTCAATCAATCCAGAAATAGACTTAGTTAGTGTGTCATCCAAGCCGCTGGCAGAAAAACCAGCAAAGAGACCAAAGAAGAGGTCTTGTTCTAATTGAATATTCTTACTGCTTAAATAAGAATAAACAACCGAAATAATGATTCCCACCACAATTGATACCAACGGCAGGAATTTGTTTGGCAACTTGGTAGCGCTGATTGACTGCACGACAAACCATACGGCTGCGATAATAATGATTAATGCTGTGACATTGATATTTGATAGATTCATAATTTCTCCTTTTATTTAATCCTTAGTGTTTTTCCAACATAAATTACATAGGGTGCTTTGATTGAATTCAATGAAGCAAGTTTTAGGTAAGTAGTTCCGTACTTACTGGCAATTCCACTTAAAGTGTCACCAGACTTAACCGTGTAGTAAACAGCTGAACTAGTTGTTGAGCTGGATAGTTTTAAGACTTCTCCCGGAATAATCAGGTATGGACTGCCAATCCCGTTTAATGAAGCTAGTTTCTGATAAGTGGTTCCATACTTAGCTGCTATTGCCGACAAAGTGTCGCCTGATTGAACTGTATAAGTGCCAGTAGAACTAGAAGAACTAAGTGCTGAACTGGTTGAAGTCGTTAAGAGAATCTCAACGTTAGCAGTGCTAATCCAGGAATCCACACCAGACAAAAGCACTTTGCTGCCGGATACTTCTAGAACCTTATAAGATTGGCCTTTAATATAACTAGGAATTGCTTGTCCTGTTGACCAGTTAGCTGCGGATAGATTTACTTTGACTGTATCACCGGCCACAATTGAACTCTTAGAAGTATTGTTGGCCGTTTGGCCAGCTGAAACAGCTGTTGTTGTGGTAGTTGTTGAAACAGTTGTCTTGCCAGTTGAACTAGTGGTTGTTCCGGTATAACCATCATCGGTAATTCCAGTTAAGGCCACTGAACCATCTAAGCCGCCAGCTACATAATCACTGGTAAACTGCCATAAAGCCACATAATCCATCGAAGGAAAATAAGTGTAGTTAGGTGTTGAAGCAACATCATTAGTGGCATATCTAGCTACCCATAGACAAGTTCCAAACTTGGCACCGATTTCTGAAGTATTGATATAGGTGCTCATATAAGAAGCGCCCGAATAAAGGACTGGTGTATAACCGGCATCTTTAATCATCTGCATGGCCGTGATAATGGCTTGCGTGTTGGCTTCTTTATCTGAACTGGCTCCTGCTTCATAATCCAAAGCAACAATACTACCCTTTGGTGTTTGAACATTTGGTAAAAAATGTTCCATAGCTGCTTTAGCTAATGTCTGACTCGAACCGACCTGAAACCAAATATAGGTGTGAGCTTCTTTACCAGCGGCAATGGCGGAAGCAACTTGGGTCTTATAGGTTGTTTGATCAATATAGGATCCGTTATAAGTTCCACCAATTTGACTAAGAACAAATTTATCGGAGCTATAACCAAATTTACCAGCAGTTCCCTGATAAACCGACCAATCCACCCCTTGATCGCCTTTGGCTGCAAAGACCGGTGAAGTAATCGCAAAAGTCGATAAAGCCGAGATTGTTATTAAAATTGTATTTAACTTTTTATGTGTCAATGAAAAATTACCTCCAAAATAAAAGCACCGGCCAATATCAAGCCAGTGCTACAAATGAGTTTTAAAATATTAAATTGTTTCAACCGATCACCTCCTAAAGTTTCATAAACGTTGTTAGAATTCTAATCCAGGCATAAGCACCGGTTGTAATTAAACCGTTATCTCTTAAAATCGCTGGCATAGCTTGTTTAAAGGTCTTTCTGGCATCAAGATAAGGATTAAAAGTATCAGGTTTTTCCAAGTGAAAGGCAACAGAATAAGTCCCTTTTTTTACATCTCGGTAAAAAAAGAGATAGCCATAAGGTAAATCCACAACTTCCGGTGCATTATCTTTATCAATATCACTGCCTTGGCCAAAGAAAGCTGGCAATGATAAATCACCTAGCAAAGGCGGGTTTTTCAATTTTTCTCCAAGCTCGTCACCATTAAGACTTCCGGAATATTCCGTAACCTCTTCTTTTTCCAGTTTATTCAGGGCAAGCAAAGTAACTTCTTTTACAAAGTTCTCTAGAACTGCTCGATAACTTTCAACTTTTTGTTTCTTCAATTCATAGATTGGTTTGTTAACTTTTTCAACTTGCTTTTTTTCAGCCTTGTACATTAGTTCAAACTCCCAATTTTAGCCAACCAATCAACTAACAAAGGTGCTATAACACCAATAAATAAAAAAACACAAACAGCAGATAATCCCCAATAAAGGAATTTAAAATGCGATTCATGTTCTCCAACTTTGTTTTCTAAACTATCCAAACGTTCACCGAATTTCTGTGTTCCTTTGGTCTGTTCCTCAATCCTTACTAATCGTTGCTGAATATCCATCAACGTCTTCGTAACGTTAATTCCATCATTTTCCGTCATGACATAATTTTGTCCTCTCCTTTATCTTTTTCATTTAATTTATCGGATAACTTATCGAAAACCAACCGTAATAAGTTTGGCTTGCCGAATCATTTGGAGTCAAAGCTAACGTAACGGCACCAGTCGAAGTTATTTGCATGATACCAATACCTGAACCATTAGAAGTCGATGACGCATTTTTCAAAACAATATCAAAATTCATCGTGTCGCTAGGAACTGTCCAGCTTGGCATTGTAAACAAAGTACTATTTTGTTGAATCGGATAAAGTTTGTTACAAGTTACATAAATAATTCCGTTATTAATTCTGTATTGCAATCTAGTAGCAGTGCCAGTAGACGGAACAATTGTCTGCCAGCTGGAATTTAAATAGACAGCGCGATGAGTACTGGTAGTAGCTGAGGTTGCAGTTGAAGTAAATGAAACCAAAGGAAATTCATAAACGGATCCACCATTATTCAAATCATCCTGTGTCACAATCTGTTGAGGAATGGCACTAACATAAATTTGGTTAACCGTAACTGAATAGTCAGAATCTCCGGCAGTTCCAAAAACATCATTTGTTTTAGTCAAATCAATGACTAAACATATATATCCGGAAGAATTGGCTGGAATCGTTACTGTTTCTGGGATGGTTATCTCTACTAAACGACCGGCAACAATCGCCTGACCAGTATCGATAGTTGCTACTAACCCATCAACGGTTACGTTGAAGCTATTTCCCCTATTTAAAATTCCACTGATATCTCCTGATAGGCCACTATACAAAGAGGCATCGTTAGCTGGACTGACAAAATTGCGGTCCGATTGATACATTGTTATTGCCATATAGTTCTCCTTTCTTTTTAATCCGAACTGCTAAAGGCATCAGACAGTGAATTTCTTAAGTTCCCGAAAGTCACTGTAATTGTGTCATCACTACTAGACATTTCATAAGCCGTTAGGACACTTGAATAAGTCGTTTGGTTATAAACAATCGTTGCCAATAAACCAATTTCCAACTGCTCGACACTAAAGAAATTGTTTTCAATCGGCATGGAAAATATAATTTGATGGCTGTATTCGTTACCGGTTAAGGTTTGATCTGCAATTTGTGCATAAGTTGAATTATCGGTTGCGGTTTTATCAAATAGGGAAATAGTTATCTGTGTTGGTTGAACCACATTACTGTTAATAGAACTAACAATCGTGCCATCTTTTTGGAGCCAATACTTGGTTAGTATGCTTGGATTTTCCATATCCGTGGATGACTGGTCAACGATCCATAGCTCGTTAGCATATCCTCTTAACAATCGACTATCCGTAACCTGCCAATTAGTAAATACAGCGATGTTATTTTTGATTTGGATTTTGTCTGAAACCTGATGAATATTAACGACTGGATAATAAAAAGGAACACCATTAGATGTTCCTTGTTTTAAAGAACTGATACTCATAACTATATTGTGTAAAATTAAACCTCGTTCAATATAATCAACCAAATTGTAAGTATCGATCGTATCGGAATTAGTAACAGAAAACGAAGTATTGGTTGAATTATTCAAACTATAGCTAAGAGCATTCGTGGTTGCAGTAGAAGCAAAGTAATTTTTAATCAATTTAATAAGATGCGCTTCAAAACTAGTCCCAGTCTTAGCTGTGACGATAATATCCCCATTTAAAATGTTTCTAAAATCAGCAACCGTTAGAGTATCGGCTTGATCATCACTATCTAGATCAACTGAACTTAAAACACCGAAGTATAAGAGATTGCTGCTATTTTGAATTCTAATTGCAATGTAGTCTCCCAAAGAACTGGCGCCATTATCATTTAAGACAAAAGTTGAATTCGAATTATCGATGTAATCGTATATTAGATCATAATCCAAGACTGGATAAATCCCTTTAACCTGTAAGTTATTACCGTTCAGAATAGTTGCTTGTAATGGAATACTCATACCAACAGCCTTTCTTCTTTGTAAGTAAGTTGAACACCAGCAGTCTTGTCAATATAAAAGACGATCGTTGAATCGCCTTCAGGAATTAATATATAGTTCGTCTTAGTAATGTCCTGGTATTGAGAAATATTGACATAGGAACCATCAGGATTATAAATCCGAGCATATTGGTCTTCAGGATAAGAACTCACAACTAGCTGCTGATTATCAGTTAGAGTTACATCAAAAGCATCAGAAGCAATTGTTATGCCATTCTGTAAAACTTCCCAGCTAACATTTGTTGTCGTTGGTCCAGTTATTGTAATTAAACAAGGAGATCCATTTTGCAAACCGAAATATTCAGAAGAGTTAGAAACAGGAATTGCTTTTTGATTTAAATTGCGACCAGATTCAATATAGGTATAAGGGAATAAATAATTAAGATTAGATCCTAAAATGAAAGCAAATGTTTCACTACCGTTATCAAAAATATAGTTACCCGAAGCATGTGGAAAAGTAAAGCTAAAATTATAACCGGTGTTCTGGGGTAAAACAGTAAAATCAACTTCGTGAGCGTTGATTTCCATTAAATAAAGATAACCGTCAGTAACCTTTAAGGACCATTGAGTAGCGTCTACTGTATCAGAAATATAAGCATTTAATTGCGAACCTGAATTAATCATTGGTTCGGAAAAAAGAATCGTTCCAGTTCCTAAATTCTGAAAACGTAAACGTAAATAAGCGGTAGACGAAGATGTTGGAGTAAAAGATCCAGTGAGCTGAATCCAGTTTCCAACTGCTGTTGTAGTACTTATTAAAGCCTCAGCTTCTGTTCCTGCATCACTTCCGGAAACGATTCCTCGCCCTTCAAGATGAACACTGGCAGCGGTACTTAAAGTGCCCGTAACTTTATACCAAACTGACCAATAATAAGTTGAATTTAAAGTAGGCACAATATTTTTAGAGACAACTACATTGGAAGTGGAAGCAGAAGTGGAAGCTATTTGTATGGCATTATGCGTCTTTCCGATTGAATCAGTGTAAACACCAGACAATATTGTTGAAATAGTATTAGCGTTATTCCAACCAGCAGTAGATGCACTTTGCAATCCTAATAGCATTTCAGAATCGGCTGTTAAGTTGTTATAGCCTAAATTAGCCTGACTATAAATTAATCCAACGGTGTTTTGAGTTAATTGAATCGATTGTCCAGCTGTCACTTTTGTTGAAAGAGTACTGCTTCCATCGGAATTATCATGAATAATAATCGTATCGCTGGGCGCAGCAACGGTCTGATCAGGATTAGGCGATGTATTTAGTTGCTGACTTCCGACAATATTTCCATCGTTATCTTTAACAGAAACCAATGCATTTTGAATTTCCGAACTGCCAGAAACCTGTATTGTTCCAGTCGCTGATCCATTATCATGTATACTTGCTAAATCTATTCCAGAGGAATTAATCAATGTTTGATCAGGAAAAGATGCTGAATCATCTGTAGCATTCCTTTTTATACTCGTATTGTATATTTTTCCATATAATCCAAGATTAGGATCATCACTATAACTTACATATTCTTCCGATTGCAATTGGTACCAAGCTGTATAAAACTCTAAAATAAAAGTTTCGTTTAATCGATCAGCAGCAATTATTGTACTACCACCTATTTCGGTCTTCGTAATACTTTGTAAGTTAGCTTCACGATACCAAGTTCCAGCATCAGTTCGATAAACCAATGTATAAGGCGGATAAGCCAAGAACGAAGCAAAATCAGAGAATGTCTGATAACTTTGACTACTTATATCACCAAACTGTATATATACTTCATAAGGGTTTGAAGTTGGATCTGTTAGTTGGCTGTTCGTTCTAATGAAACTTGAATTATACACAGAATAGGTATTAGTCATATATAATCCTAAACCGATTGGGGTATAAGAACGTAGACTATTACTATTTAAGTCAACGGTCTTTCCTTGTGCGTTTGTTAATTGAAACATACTAGTCATGCCAATCCCTTTACTGCCCGGCTAACTATTGCACGGGAAAATTTATTTGCTGTGATATTGTCAACTGTCTGATTGCTCTTTTGTGTTTCAGTGAGTTGATTGGTCGATACTTGTACCAATTTAGTCATCAATATTTCTAAATTGCTGGTGTCAGTTGTAGATGCTGCTGACGTTGAATTTACCGAGTCATTGTTAACAATTCTGTTTGTTTTATCCAATAACTCAACAGCCCTGGAATGTTTGTCGATACCAAGCGGAATTGCCATTTCCGGACCATCGTCGCCAAAGATTGCTGGGACATTACTAAGTCCGCCATAGGCAAATTTTTTCATTCCAGTTGGGCCCCAGCCGCCAGACACACTAATATCAGCTAACCAATTGCTGTCATTAAATAAAGCAAGTAATTGATCATAACCATTTAAGAGATTGGGTGTAACGCCTTTTGGCTCCCAATAATCCAAAGTCGATTGAATATATTGCAATAAACCTTTTGAAGGTGTACCTTTAGCGGCATTTGAATCCCAGTCGTTAACAACAGTTGCACTACCGCCAGATTCTTGATTAATTCGTTTTAGAACAGCGGTCATACCAGCAGCTGTTAAATTGACATCCATCTTTTTGGCTGCTTCTTTAATAATTGGTTCCCAACGAGTAACCCCAGAACCAGATGGGTTAGATTCCGCACTATCATGTGAAGATTTCAAAGACTTCAATAATTTGGTTAACGGGTCAGACAATCCTTGGGCTAATCCTTCTCCCAATGAACTTGATAAGTCATCAACGATATCGCTAGCACCACCGACTGCACTGCTAACAGCTTTGGTCATAATTTTTTCCAAATCTTGAACAGGATGAGCAATAATATCAGTTAATTCAGTCCATTTATCCTTAAACCATGAGCCGATAGAACTTAACCAACCATCAGTGCCAGAAGCAAAATGACTAACAGAATCGCCAAGAATTGATCTAGTTGCTTCATAAGGGACAACTGTTTCACCACCTGAGAAGTTAACTAAGCGATTTTTACCAGAAAGAACATGCATGTCACCAGAGTTATCAATGATCGCTTCTTTACCTTTGCCATCATTGACCATTGCTAGTCCAGCAGGTGCACCATTTTGTGTTCCATTAGCAAACTTAGGAATCTTCTTAATTGCAGTTTTTGAACCACCAAAATCGTGGATAACATCGTCAATACCACCAATTCCATCATTAATTATGCCAATAACATCATTAATTCCGGTTTTGGCATCTTTTTTAATATCTTTCCAAATATCACCAAAGAAGTCTCTGACACCACCCCACATATCTTTCCATGCTCCACTAATCGTTTTTAAAACAGGGCTAATTTTGTCAGATATCCAATTCCAACCATCTGATCCAATTTTCTCTAAGTTCTTCCAAATTGTTTTAAAGAAATCTACAACATCATTCCAAATCGACTTGAAAAATTTATAAATACTATTTAAGACACTTTCGAAGGTATCTGAAATCCAATTCCAAGCGGTAGAACTAGTTTTTTCTAAATCCTTCCAAATGGATTTGAAAAAGCTGCCAATATCGTTCCAAACTTTAGAAAAGTTTTTCTCAAAACTATTTAATCCACTGGTAATGTCTTTCCACATATCTTGGAACCATTTAATTGTTTCTTTATATAAATCTTCACAGGCTTTAATGATTCCGTTTACAAAAGCACGAAATTTAGCATCATGCTTATATAACTCAACTAATATAGCAATTACAGCAGCAACAGCAGTGACTATAAGAATAAAAATGTTGGCTTTCATCGAAGCATTCAATATTTTTTGAGCAGCAGCTTGACCTAGTGTTGATTTTGTGAGTGTTGCAATTCCTTTTTCAAAGCTCATAATTCCACTAATTAATTTCGAGCTAGCAAAAGCGGTAATAAATACAGTGCCCAAAGCTTCAATAGTTCCTTTATGGCTTGCGATGTCTTTTAACGTGCTAGAAATATTTTTTAATGGATCCTTGGCCTTTTTACTATTACCAGTAATATCATTGAATGCCTTAGCGATTCCGGTAATCATATCTTTGGCTGTATCCCAAATACCAACGGCAAATGCTTTGGCAATTCCACCAATGCTCGTAACCAGAGTTGAAATATCTTTCTGATGGCTACCGATATAATTAATGAAGGAAGCGAATTTAGTTGCCGTTCCAGCAATTGCAGTTCCCAAACCTTGAAATAATTTTTGTGTTGCATTGGAAGAAAGAACCTTCGTAATAGCACTTAAGCCAGTGCTTTGAACAGAGACTAAAGGCTTAGCCATGGCTGCTTCGGCATTCTGCCAAGATCCCTTCAACTTGTCCATTGCTCCTTCAGAAGTTTTGCCAAAACTTGAAAAAGTGGAAGAAGAATTTTTACTAATTTTTCCAAGTAAATCCTTAAGAGACGCGGAATTAACTTTCCCGCTCGATACCATAGTTGAAAAAGCTGTTGTAGAAACTCCAGCTGCTTTAGCTAATGCCGCACCAATTCCAGGTGCTTGTTTTTCCATTCGTGCCAAATTGGTGCTAGTCATCGTTCCACTTTGCGCAACTTTATCAAGTGTCGAACCCAGAGTGGATGTTTGAGTACTTGTTAATCTTAAGGAGGCGCCTAAAGTGGCAACACCTTTTGTTAAGGTTTCAGCACTCGAAACTGATCCCGTTAGTGAATAGAATTTCTTTTGAAGACTGGTTACATCATCTTCACTCAGACCTGTAGCAGCTCTCAAACTTTTCATTTCAGAAGTTAATGATTTTATTCCGGCATCATTAACACCTAAAGTTTTCCAAACAGCCTCATTCTTTTCAGCACTTTCAGCCAGTTCTAATGATTCAGCAGCTACGTTTTTTATATTTCCAGCTAAATTCTGAACAGCATTAGTAATAGTTGTTCCAATAAAAGAGCCTTTAATAATATCGCCTAAACTACTGGTTGATTTTGAAGTTTTGTCTTCGGCAGACTTAACACCTAGAACCTTGTCTTTTAAGCTTGTAAAGAAACCACCCGAAGAACTCTTATCGGTCTGCGATTGCAAATCCTTAGCTTGGGTTTTAGCTTCTGCCATACTCTTAGCTGTTTCATTAACACGAATAGTCTGTTTAGCAATTGCTTCAGAGTTATCGCCTTCAGCTGATTTTAATTTATCAAGCTCCTCTTTTTGTTTGGTGTATAAATCACTTAATAAAGACTGCTGATCCTTTAAACCATTGATTTTAGTTTTCGTGGCTTCAGATTCGTTGCCTTCGGCTTTTAATCTTTCAACATAAGAATTAGTAACAGAAACAGATTGTTTGATCGAATCATTAAGTTTTAAAATTCCAGAATTTTGTAACTCAAAAGCATCTTTGGCTTTAGTTTGTTGAGTAGTTAATGAAATTAATTTAGTAGTTGCACCGTCAACTTGCTTTTGATAACTTGAATACCGTTGTTGACCTTCATTGGTCTCAGTATTAACTTTGCTCTGTTCAGACTTTAAGCGATCCAAAACAGCTTGTTGTTTGGAAACCGCATCGCTTAAGCCCTCATATTTGGTCTTTGCAGCTGCTACTGTATCACCACTGGATTTTAAGACTGCTTCGTGAGATCTCCAAGAAGAAGTAGTTTCACTGACAGCGGATTTTAATGTTTTTAATGTTTCAATCGCTTGACTACCGTCGATGGTATATTTAGTTCCCATCTCACCAGAGACTTTACTGTCTGACATAAATTACACCTTTCCTGAAATTGCCCTGAATAGACTCATCGGATCTTGGACACGATCCTTCTTTTCTTTAGCACTCATTACCTCGATTAATTCGTAATAATCAGTATCGAAGAATTCGTCTAAGCCCCAGTGCCAATACTGCATGGCGTTTTTGGCAAATAAATTGAAATCTTCTAATTCGTTTCGAATCCTAAACACCCGTTCTCCGGGCGATTCTATTTTTTTGGCTCTTCACTAACTTTCGCTTCTTGGGAATTATTAAGAAGTTTTGAAATTACATTACCAAGTACATCACCTGTTTCTTTGAAATCTAAGTCATCAAACATATCGGCTTGTTTAGCATTTAGTTTTAAGACATCACACAAGAAAGCTTTTTCTTCATCAAAGAATGCCAGAGTATTTTCGCTAACCTCAGCCATTGATTTGTCTTGCGTGTCATCAATTTTGCTTGCTGCTAACTGCAACTTGATAGCTTTCTTTATATTCCGATTTGAAGCCTTAACCACGAATGGTTGAGACTGAAATTCTTTAACAGTAATTTTCATAATTTCTCCTAATTTTTATGTACAAAAAATGGGTATCTCAACCCATCAGGAAGTTTTTAAGCCTTCTTCGCTTTATTTAATTAATTGCCTGCAGGTGCCGTAGCAACTACATAACCACCGAACACATCAGCTAACATGGCTGCTTGGTCGAATGTAGGATCAGCATCATACCAGGTCTTGATGTTTTTACCACCCCAATTTGGATTTTGAAGAGACGTATAAGTTAACGTGTCATCAGCACGAGTTTCGGCATTGGTATCAGTACCATTACTTGCATCCGGATTGACCAATTGCCCATTAGCAAAACCAAAATAAACCATGTTGGTTTTGTTCAAAGCATGGGAACCAATCAACATAGCAACTCTTGGTTTAGCACCGGTTACATAGCCACCCTTCCCATCACTTACATTACCTAGTAATTTGTTGAGAATGTCGTAAGGCAAATCATTAAAGTCAAGCGCAACTATTGGTGATCCGTTTGGAGTAGATAGATCAACTACCTCATCGTTTCCATAGATTTGTGTTGGTGCAACTTCAATTCCAGTTATGTTAGCAGTCTTAGCACTGATAACACCATCCGCAACTTTATAAACACCAGTTGCAGACAAGCCTGTTTCCGCATTAGCAATAATATTTCCCGAACTGTCCAATAATGCAAACTGGACTAAATTTAAACCAACTGTAGCCATTAGCTACCTCCTAAATCGTTTGTAGTTTTGATACGTAAATAGACGAAATTGTCTGACCGGTATCAGGGTCTTGATAGTGTGCATCGGTCCGATTAATCTGCCAATTGTTAACTAAAAGTAGTTTCATAAGAGCGATTTCAGATGCTCCCATGTCAAAGGTCGAAGGCAAATTAAGCGAATAAAAAAGACGTATTTCTACGCCTTCGTTAATTTCTGTAAAGGTATTGTTTCCCCAAGTTGTCGGTGAATTATCTGTCTCGGTAATCAAACAATCAGTCACAACATTGCCGGCATTATCTTCGTCCGTCAATACATTTTCCGGAATAGCATCGGAATAGATATTATCTATCCAAGAAAAAGCACCATCTGTAATGATCTGTTTAATTTCAATAACAGCTCTCATTATGAAAATCCCTTCTCTTTGATAATTTCTTGAAATGCTTTCTTTTCCGCTTCCATAGCTGTTACTTTTGCGTCTTCTCTTGCAATATCTACAAAATGATCAGCTTTATTGTGCTTGGTTCCATCATTTAAGAATCTAGCTATATAGAATTTCTTTGTATCAAAACCCATAATTGATGTCCCATCACTATTACCGTCAACATTCTTTGCTTCGGCATAAATTGAATCAGCTAAATGTGGATCACTGCCTGTCTTGCGATCACGATAATGTTTTTCTCTAGTTTCCTTTTTTAAGACTTCCGCTCCAGCATCGGCAGCGGCTTTAGTAATTTGAGCCTGTTCTTTAATTGTTAGTTGAGAAGTCTTTACAACGTTTTCATACCAACTTTTAAACTGCTCATCTAAATCGTTATCAGCCATTGGTAGTTGAACCAGCTTTCGTGATTTTTTCTATTGTGACAATATCGTAACGCTCTAAATCAGTGCTTTCATCTGGTGAAACGGAAAGAATATTATAGATAACACCCTCTAGTTGAATTTGTAAACTGGATTGAAGCAAAGGATCATGCCTAAAAATCAAATCAACCGTATCTTGCAATTGCATACTCACAAGCTGATAAGTCTGGTTCATTGTCCTTAACTTGACTGCACACCAACGAGAAAATTGAGGAACAAACTGTTTTATATAAGAGCCGGTTGCTTCGTTTTGAATGGTATCAACCGAACCGATATTCGCACGTTTATTTAATTGAAAGGGACTATATGCCATTACTATCACCTGTTAATGATTGATGCCAAACGTCCCATTTAGCTCTTAATTGGGAAATAATCGAGTTAGTTGCCAAATCAATTGGAACGGCCGTTTGATTAGATAAAGCGGTTCGATAAAGATAATAGCCAGAAGCAATCGCGATCACCGCTGTATCAAACAAAGAAGCATTACCACTATCCGAATAAAAAGTATTATCGCTATCATCTTCTCCAATAGCGTTAATCAAATAGTTTTGAGCCGAGACTATATAATTTTGAAGTTGAATATCGTCATCAGTAGTTTCAACTCTTAAAGAATTTTTTAATTGATCAAGCACAACCGTCATAAATATCCCTTTCTAACGGGCTTTTCACCCCGTTTGAATGTTTAGCCATTGTCGCTATAAATTAATCAGCTTGCAGATTGAACAACGATCTTAGCCGGCTGATCGGCAATTGCAGTAAACGAACCAACTGCAATAGCACCATTATCAGCAGCTTCAACATCGAAACGATCAATTGCACGAACCTTGGTTTGGTCATTATCAAAGGAATTACCAGCAACATTAGAAGCCGCAACAGTAAGGGCTTGGCGATCAAACAAAGTAACACCTTGTGATAGATCACCAAAGTAAAGTGGATGAACACCTGTAGAAATATCAGGCAAATCACGGTTAGCAATCTGGACGACCCTTCTTCCTTGAATTTGGAAGTTAGTCGGTTGGCCAACAATCGGCTGAAGCAAATAATCACCATTAGCATCTTTAACTTTTGCTAATGAAGCTTGACCGGCTTGGTTAGTGAAAAGAAAAGCACCAGATGAAACAACAGGATCAAGAGTATTGAGAATCAAATCTTGGATATCATCAAATACAGTAAGAGAAGCTTTCGTTGGTGCAGCTTCAAGAACGCTAACAATTTTTTGGTTACGAGTAACAACATCTTTCAAAGAGATGTGGCGTTCCAAATAAGCAAGCAGGTTTTCCGCTGAGTCTTGAAGTAAAGTATTCGGCATTGCAAAAGTATTAGCAAAACGATGAATCGTATAACTGATCTTTTGCAATTCAGGATAATCACCTTCCGGAATAGCGGTATTTTCAGAAGAATTAGGAGCTGCCGTTGCATCAAGATCAGTCATGGCGGTCAAAGTCTCTAATTTTTCATAGTTACGAGTTCCTGATGGAAGACTAGTATTTTCAACGTTGACATATTGTTCCAATGCTGAATACTGACGTTCCAGCAAATGGATAGCAGTTTGAATGTCGGGAGGAATAGTTAAACCTAAATCGCTACCACTTCCATCGGTCGAAACTACTGAAGTTGGTGCATCATCTAAAAATGATTGACCGCTTTTAGCCATTCCAACAAAGTACTTAACAAAATCCTTCGTTTTCTGTTTGCTTTCTTGTTCCCTGGCTTCTTTAGAGCCCTTTATAAAAGCTGGAGCACCATTAACTTCTTTAGGTTTGATAACTTTGGCACTTTCCCTTGCGCCGTCCAAAGCATCTTTGGCAAAATCACGAGCTTTAACTTTGTCTTCAACATCTTTTTTAACTGCGGATAATTCTTCATCGGAAAACTTTCCCGGTTCAGCAGCGTTTTGGATCGCCATTTTCATTTGTTTGTTTTGGGCATCACTCACAACTTGGCCAGAGTTTTCCCAAGCAACTTGAAGTTCATTAATTGTTGTCATTTAAATCTCCTTAAAATAAAAGACTCAATGCGTGTTGCAATTGAGCCTTTGGATTTTCTTTTTCTTTCTTATTTATTTTTGTTTCGGATTTGTCATCCTGACCATCAGCATCAGGAACAAGATTTTCAATCTCATCTTCAGTTACCCAACGATGCCCAGTTACCTCCGAGCTTCCATCGGTTGGCTGATAATCGATGATATAAACATTTGAAATATAAGCATGTCTTACAACGCCTTCGGCACCTTGCATATTTGGCATATGGTCAGCTAAAACTGTAATTGGCGTTCCTTCGGGATAAAGTGGATTAATTGCCGGTAACAAATTGCTATCAGCATTATCATCACTTCCATCACTACCCATGTCCATATCTTTTGGTTTGGCCTTATTTAACAAATTCAAAAACTTATTAATGGCCTTTTTATTAGGCACACTAGAGATTGAATTAGATGCTGATAATTCTTTGTCTTGAACAAATAGAATTTCATCGGCAAAGCCATTATCAACTGCCTGTTGAGCAGTCATCCAAGTAGCGTTAGACATAAGTTGCAATAAATCAGCTTGGCTCATCCCTGTTTTAAGTTCGTAGGCATTGGCAATTGACTGATCAATACCATCACTAACACCTGCTGCAGTTCTAAGATCATCGGCATTGGAAAAGCCTGGATCAACTAAACACTTATGAATCATGATCTGCGCCGTTGGCGAGATTGAAACATTTTTTCCAGCCATTGCAATAATTGAAGCAGCCGAAGCAGCTAACCCTTGAATTACAACATTCACAGAGCCTTGATATGATTGCAGCATTGTATAAATTTCGCTTGCTGCAAAAACATCTCCGCCATTGGAAGCTATATCAACTTCAACATCTTCATTTGGATCGCCTTGCTGTAATTGGTTTTGAACACTTTGTGGATTGACACAAGCCATCTCAAAAAAGCTGTAAAAAAGAGCAGTGTCATTATCAACAACATCGCCCTTAACATTTATAATTTTTGTCACTCATCTTCTCCTTCCTGTGGCGGATCTGTTGCCACACTTTGAACTAATTGAATTGGTTGAGCATTTTGTTTGGCATCTGGCAAATCATCAGGAATAAAACCGGATTCTTGCAGAATATAAGTTATCTGATTAGAAGCCAGACCGGCATTTTTGGCAACAGTTGATAAGGTAACCGCATAACTATCGCCACTCGGATCAATTGCTTTTCTAATATCGCCAGTGATGTTGGCATTCAATTTATTGTTGAGTTCGCTTAAAACATTTTGTAAATCACGATTCAATGTATTTCCATACAAACCACTAATTTGATCAAGTGAAGACTGTTGATCACCCTGGCCATTCAAATAAGAATCAGGGATCATAAAGGCCTTGGCGATCTGAGTAGAAGTCCAATCAACTTGGCTTAGTAATTGAGCTAAATTGGATTGAATTTCTAATGGCGTTAAAGTTTCGTTTTCAGCCAAGACAACTGGTTGTCCTGCAGAATTATTTAACTGTTCGCCAATTACTTTTGCCCGGCCTTTAGCCAGAGTGTCGTTTAAATTAGTTGTGTCAATCTTTAACGCACTACTGGTTGTTGCAGATTGGCTTAAAGCATTCTTAGATAACAAATCCGCTTTTTGTTTAATCGTTAAGGTGGTTGCTAATGAATATAGAGGACTAAAGCCAGTCATTGCATTCATTGAAAAATATCTCAAATGAATCATGTCGGACTGTGGCACGTTTTGCATTAAGCCAATATCGGGCTCATCAAAAGACAGGTTATAAACAAGACCAGAACCATCAGATAATTCAAAAGTCTGCACTTGCGATGGCCTTAAATATTCCCAGCGAGAATCAATGCCATTTGCATTGCGCCATCGATAAGCAAATGATTCACCTCCTAAAATCATTTGAGCAAACATTGTTATCCAAAATGTTCTAGCGTTTGCCGTTGAGGAAGGATTATCTAAAATGCCTTGTGCTCTTGTAGCGTCTGCAGATAATTCCACTGTTGCTAAATCACCAGCCAATAATTGAATTGCTGCTTGAATATCGGGATTTCTTAAAGCCTTCCAAGAACTAACATAATGATCTTCTTTCGGATTAAGAAAATCTATTATATTTGTCCAACCTTCAATTGGAATATAAGTCTTTGCTGTCGAATCTCTAATGTGAAAATTCGAGTGAAACAATGGCATTATTTACCACCTCCTTTGCTGTCTATGGCAATTTCTGAAAGCCAGCCAATTAAAGCAAGCGATAAACCGACCGTAATAAAAGCTATTTTATTGAGTATTAAAAAAGCTCCAATATTAACGAATACCAGAGCTAAAACAAAGCAAATTGCATCAAAATAGTGCCAAAATGCTTTAAAAATTGTCTTAAATATCATAATTAAATAAGTCCTTTTTCTTTATACCAAGCTTCTAATTCATCAGCCGACATTCTTTTGAGTCTTTCTGACTCGCTGTTAAAACTTGAATTATTATCAAAATGATGCATGCCTTGTGCTAAAGCATTAATCAACGCATCGACCACATCAATTTTCATCGTGGCTTTATCTTTATCAACCTGAATGCCAATCTTATCAGCTTTAATTACGGCATTTAACAAAGCTTTTTCTAAAACAGCATCATCAAGACGACTAACTTTATGTGTGACAAATATTTCTTGTAAGAATTTAGTCGGATCAGACAAGACCGAAGTTATTTGTCTTAAGTCCTGAACTAGCCAAGAAGGCTGATTAGCAAGCAGGCTTTCAGTCAAATTCTTAACTTGATACGAACCATAACGGTCGTAACCAAAATAAATGACCTTCAATTCATTTTCTTCCACGAAATTCAAAAGCCATTTATAAACCTGATCAACATTAATCAATCCTTGCAAATGACTTGTAATTGTACAAAAGCCTTTCTTCTCCAGCTCTCGATAATTAATACCATCTTGCTTTTCTTTAGCTTCAATGCTTCCAGCGTGATTCCAAGGAATAAACGAATGCTGTAAAAGATGGAATTTTGGCTGATTGCGTTCATCAAAATAAGGAAAAGCAAAACCAAAAGCCGTATTATCAGAGGCTAGTGAATAATCAAAACCGATATAAACTTCTCGGCCATGAATATCAAAATCAGGAACAATCGCACTCTCAACATCGGCTAATTTTAAATAACTATCTTTTTTAGTTTGCAGATAGATATTCATAGTTTTGTTTTGGAATTCAGCCATCTTGCCTTTATTTTCTAAACTGTCCCGAAGTTTGATAATGCTTTGAATGTTCTTATCTTTATTTTCAGAAAAAGTAATTAGAGGGTTTGATTTTTCCCAAGTATCTGGTTTAAAAGCTTCATTCTCGGAATCTTGAGCCCAAACCAAACAAAGCTGGTCATCGTTTGAACGATCATAATCTTTTTCCATGCTTTCAATCAATCTTTTAATATCGTTGTAAAATTCAGTCCCTATAAATTCATAAGCCGTAGATATTTTAATAAATTGATGATGTGGGACATCGGTTTGTCCGGTAGCAATTCGTGAAGTATATTTACCAGCTTTTTCATCCCCAGCTTCGTCATAAATAGCTTTCATGAAATGATAGCCATCAAACTTGCCTGATTCATTGGAAATTCGAACAAAACGATTATTTATCGAACGCTTTGTTTTGATAATTTTCTCTTGAATCAAAATTTTTTCATCTTTTTGGATTTTCTTGAAAACTGGATTATTCTTAATCAAATATTCAATCATAAAAGCTGTGTAGCCAAACAATTTATCTATTTGATCAGTTGTGTTAGCAGCCGCAAGAAAATCTTGATTAGAAAGTCCGTAACCTTCTATCAAATAAGAATAAGCAAGATCGATTCCGGCAAAATATGTTTTTCCTTGTTTACGAGCCACACTAACTTCTGCTTCAATAAATCGATCATCGTTAAATTGATCTTGCCAACCGTTCAACTCAGCTAAGATAAATTTCTGCCAAGGCATTAAAGGCAAAGGATGACGAGCATTAACATCAGGACAAAGTTTTGCAAATTCCAAAATAGAGTTGACCTTTTTTAAATCGTAATAATATTCAAAATCATTGCATTCATCAATTCTTCTTAAATCTTGGACATGACGAAAACAAGCCAGTTTCATTAAATAACCAGCTATCTGTTTTTCATCAAGAACGCTAAAAGCGTATTTTGTGCCTTCGTCCTGGTATTTCTCTCTAACTTTTGAATAGTCTTGCGATTTATAAACTCCGATTACATCGTGGCTTTGAGTAAGATCTATTTTATCCATCCATTAGCCACCTCCCAGCTTTTTAAAGGCTTCTTCAAAAGCTTCATCATCTTCTTGATCATCATCTAATTGAATATTCATTAATTCCGCTCTAGACTTTGGGCTCAAACCTAATTCGGATCCAAGTTTGGTTAGTTTAGCGACTGCATCAGAATAAATTTGTGTTGAAGGGTTTCTTTTGTAACCAGCAAAATCCGTTCCAATCTTTTCGCCTAAATTGTCTTGAAGGGTATGGTAAATTGCCTGTACAGATCCGTTTTCACGAATATGTTTGTAAGCATCTCTGTAAATTTCATACTGTGAACAATAAAGCTCAACCAAATTCGCATCAATCTTTTCAACGGCCGATTCATCCTCTAAAACGGGAACGATTTTTCTCCACATGGCTTGTGCAATACCACCAAGTTGAACAGGAGGGCGTTTTGAAAGCTTCCCGTTATTGGAATTTTTGAAATTTTTCTTCAAAATTGTCCCTCCTTTTGTATTTTTTTGACTAAAAGTTCGCAAATAACAAAAAAATTCCTTAATTTTAAAGGAATTCTTTCGAATTTATCCTATTTTTGCCAGAGCCCCCTATAAAAAGTTTTTCAAAATTGAATTTTGAGGAGAGGTGTCGACGTATGGTGCGCACTCCCTAAATCAAACTATGCGGGGGGTATTTTTGTTTCTGCGTGATTTTAATTTGATTTTCATACGAACATACGTTTGATTTTTAAATTGCTTAAAACTAATTTTTCAAATGATTTTAACTACTAAAACGGATGATGGTCATTTAAATTCGAGGCTTCCCTAAAGACGGTCACCATCAAGCGTAATTAAAGACCATTCCAAAACATTTTTTCTTGTTTCCACGCAAACAATCATGAATTCCGGAAGTACTGATACCTAATTTTCTTGCAGCAGCACTTGAACTAGGAAAATTAATCCTTTTACCATTAATTATCGCAACAATTGCTTTAGCAGTTGGACTTGCACGTCTTTTATTCAAACTATTGTAAGTATTGTTGTATGATCTATCACACCATTCAAGGTTATCGACATGATTGTTAGTTTTGTCTTCATCTTTATGATTAATTTCTGGTAAATTATCAGGATTTGGGATAAATGCTTGAGCTACAAGACGATGAACTTTAAACATCTTGGATATGCCTTTCTTATACAAAAGTAATTGAACATATCCATCATGTCTCAACTGTATTTTTCTTAGCCCATTCTTATATGAACGTATTTGTCCTCTATTGCTGACTTGATAAAATCCTTCATAATTTTTAATGTCTTTCCAAATTTCCATACAAAAAAAGGAACTAATTAAAGTCCCTATCTCCTTTTATTTAATTGATATCTGATCTAAATGATTCATGTAATGATCAATTAGCTTTATCTTTAGAATCGGATCAACATCGTTTCGTCTGTCACCAGTCTGAGCACCATAATAGATAGCTTCAAATCTATCTTTCTTATAATGGCAACTCGGACAAATCACATCAAGATTATTGATGTCTGCTTTCTTACTCAAATCAAAAGTTATTGGTACACGATGGTCAACTGTTTTCGCTGGCGTAACACGCTCATGAAGTAAACAATACTGGCATAAGTAATGTTGCTTGTCTAATACTTGTTGCCGTAATATTTGCCATTGTTTTGTATGATAGAAACCATTCTGTTCACGTTTAACATCATTTCGCACACGTTTAATCGTATTGTACTTATGCGTGTAATCTTTCTTGTGAGCATTGTGCCATTTCAATCTCTTTTCCATGAATGCTTGTTCTTCATCGATATGTTCACTACAGAAATGTTTCGGATAGACTGCCAGTTTGTGACAACCATAGTGATGGCAACTAACAACTCTAGGCATTCACTCAATCCTTTCTGTTACCCATTATTTAATTTTTCCTTGCATTATCTTGTCCTCAACTTCTTTAGGAAGTGAATAATTTCCAGTGGATTTATTAAATTTTAATTTTTTAAAAGGACTGTCATTAGGTAATTCTTTGATTTCTTTTTCCATTAATTGCTTTACGATTTCAAAATCATTCATAACTACTAAATCCTCCTGGAATTATCTTCGTATATCTTTTTAACTTCTCCATGATCTATATATTCAATATCAATCCACCGTGGTTGACCAACAGTTTTGTCACGATTGTATTCGTAACTAATGTATTCGATTTCTTTTTTAATGCCATCAACAAATACTTCTGGCGCATTTAAATTATTAAAGCGAACCTGAACATGTTCGTGCTTGTTTGGAGATGAAGCATCCTCATTATTATTAAATGGAACAATCATTTAATATTCCTCCTTTGCCTTGTATCTCTTATCAAACAGAACACAATAGTGATTTAATTCTCTTTGAAAGGAACTACTATTTAATCGTTTGCAGTATTCATAGTGTTTATCATCACCATTGAATCCAAGGTAGTTGTCTAGATATTTTCGATACTTTTTATAGATACGTTTCTTCATTTAATTACCCACCTTTCATCACAATTGAATCCGTTTCTAATTGCTGCTTGTAATTCAACTTCATTTATCTTCGTTGGTACATTCGTTAGTTCTGCTTGACCATATAAAAAACCAGAACAATAACAATTCAAGTTCTGGTTATATAAATAGAATTCTTTGATATTCACGACCGAATGGTCTTTGCCATACACATCAACGAATATTAACGGTGGATATTTATTCAATTGTTCAGTTCGTTTATTCATGATTATGTATGCTAGCCATCGTTGACTAGCGAACTTATTGGCGTTCGTGTAACCTACGTTTAACTGACAGCAATTAAGCACAGTACCAACTATGTATGCTGCGTTTACCGACATGACAGCTTTCGTCTGGTTTATAGTTTTCCTTCTATATATAATGAATATCCTTTAGCGTTTGGTCGTCGAACTCAAAACATTCCATCTTCTTGGTTGCCATCGTATAATCGTTCTTGCTTTCGTAAGGATCAGTTTTCTTAAAGGTACCGACTTGATGTTCAACTACACCAAAGTCGTCATTAACTACTTCTTTATGAAAGTGGCCATACAAAACCATGCGATAAGTTGACTTAGACCAGATATTTGGATATTCTGTGGCAAACAACATCGGTGCTTTGGTTTTAGCAGCATGACCGTGCAAGGCTAATAAACCGACTGATTTGCCAACAACAAAAGCTTCTCGATAGCTGTTGTTGACTTTTATATCCATTTCCGGATATTTAGCTCTTAACATCTCTTGAAACATAAAACTGGTTGTTTCGTCATGATTGCCGTTGATGTTAAACATCTGCATTGAATCGGAGTATTTATACGATTCTTCAATAATCGGAAAAATAAAACGTTCTGCATCTCTAACAGCCTGCACAAAATCAATCGGATCTAATTCGGTTCCTTTGGTTGTCTTAGAAGAATTTAAAGCATCCGAATGTAATAGATCGCCTAATTGAGTAATAACAATCTGTTTCCAACCACGATGAATTAAATCAATTAATTCAACTAAACGAGTTTCAACATCTTTAAACTTCGTAATCCCAAAATGAAAATCAGAACAGGCAATTACTAAATTATTCTTGCCACGCACATTAGATTTAATAACCTTGACTGGCTCAACTTTTTCGTTAAAGAGACTAATTAGTTCATCAATTGATAGATTGTCACTTGTCTTTGGCTTAACAGATAGTTTTACTTGATGATTCCAATACTTTTCACCATTACCGTTTGTTACCGACCAATCGTTATTAACCACATTTGATACTTGCCAATCTAACGGATCATAACCGGCAAACCTCAAAATATCTGCTGGCTTCTTACTCGATGTTTGTCTGAAATCTTCAAACTTGAGATTGAAGTCAATTGAACTAACGTTACCGTGATCATCAAAGTTCTGTTTACTGGAAAAGTCTTCTTTGCCCTTTTGTCTTTCATCGGTAAAATGATATTTGCCTCTTTGGTAGTCAAGCAAAGCGTGATTAACTGAACTGGACGAAACTGAGATACAAAACTCTTTATTCAATTTTTTAGCTATTTTGGGATAGCTTAAGTCTTGATCTTTTAATGACTTGGCTTTCTCTAAAATATCTTTAGTCCATCTCATTTATGTACTGGCTTTCTATATAGTCTTTTTAAGTTTCTTTTGTGTTGGATTTTTAGAACATTCATTGTATCAGTTGATTCTTGCGGGACATGACAGTCAGTGTCGCTATTTAATTCATCGATTTCAGATTTAGAAACTTTTGTTTTTCTGTGTAAATTAAAAGCAATCATCAATAAGATGATTGCCAAGTTAAATGCTATTAATTTCATGATTGTCTCCGTTTAATAAAAAATAATTCATAATTAAGTTGCCGATAAGCCGGTAGAAAGGAGGAATAATGAAAAAAAGCTACGATATAAGTGAATTGGGTGATTTTGCAAATGATTTAGAAAAAAAGATTAATAGTTTACAGGGAAAACACCAAGTTACCGAAAAGCAACTTTTTCCAGATTCTTGGATTGCCAAATATACAAAATTCAAAAATTGGAATGAATTTGCTAGCAATGCTCCATGGGATGGATCATTTACAGATGATTCAAAAAAATTAGAAAGAGAAAAGTTTGTTTCCGAAAATAGCAATTTCAAAAGCTGGCAAGACATGATAAACAAAGCTAGCTCTGATTATGTATCCAGACAAATTTCCGATTGATTTCATTCGTTTTTAACTTTTGGTTTCCAATTTTGGATCTGACTAATAATCGTTTTTAAACTATTAGTCAGATTTTTTAATTCGTTAAGATTTTTTATCTTAATTGTTATATTGACATCTTGTTTAGACATATTTTCTCCAAAATAAAAAGCCGGTCGTTAGACTAGCTTTTCTAATAAATTAGGTTTAAATCCGCTCCAATTGCCTTTATCAGTAACAACGAAAGGCAACCTTTCAACACCAATCTTTTTTAAATGATTGATTGCCGTTTGATTATCAGTTGTGTTAATTTCCTGATAATCGATATTATGTGTATTCAACCAGCGTTTAGTCATTCTGCATTGAACACAATTTTCTTTCGTATAAACCGTCATTTCTTAATTCTTTAACACTACTAAATATAGCAACTGTTTGTCTGATTATCGTCCGAATAATAACCGACTTTCGTCCGAATATTGTCCGGGTTTTAAATAAACGTGAAAATCTTTGATATGGAAGTCTTCTCGTCCGTGATAATTATCAGCAAATAGTAACAGCGCTTTATTCATTGTTTCGTTAGCTTGTGACCGACTCATGCCTAATGAATTAGCAACATCGGTCCAATTTTTGTCTTTGTAGATATTATCAACGTAATAATTTACGAAGATTAAGCGATACCGATCTGGAATGTGCTTAATGGCATAAATACAAGCGTGAAATTCATCTTGAAATTGCATGTATCGCTCATGTTTTAGTTCTTGCATATTATCAGCTGACTTCGTAGATGGCATATCCGACCACTGTGGCGATTTTAAATCACTGATCGAACCACCAGCACGAGCCACTAAACGTTCGAATTGTGATGGTTTATTAAATGACGTTTTAAAAAATGAACGAACACGCTCTTGCGTTGCTTTATCGTCAATATCATCAACTTGCAAATCTCCACGTTTATAGTGCATGTGGTCTCCTTTCTAAATAATATTTAATACTATTTAATTCGTTGCCTTGTGGTTATTAGACGCCGGTATAAAGTCAGGGAAGTTAAAAAAATTGAATGCTTCTTTTGGCAACTCAACAGTTGTTTCCAAACGCTTTTCTTTATTTCGAAGACGTATGTCTCTAGCTGCTTCTTCAAGACCATCTAATTGATCATCAGTTAATTTAGTTAGAATTAGTTTCATGTCTCGTCCTCGATTTCATAGCCATACAGAATGGCTTCTGCAACAATCAGCGATGAATTTTCTGTATGCCGATACCACTTAAACGTTTCATCACTTGCATCCGTAATTACCATCACAAAATCAATATTTCTCAAGAAACGCTCTTTAGATATTTTTCTCGTGGTTAAGTTTTCGTTTATCCAATCAGCCACGAATTTAGGGAGTTTAACAGGCTCGTAAATATACACCGGTTGTTCTTTTAAATTATCCGGCAATGTAGTATCAATCAAAACCTCATGGCGTGGATAGGCTGGGTCCATACTTAAACCCTTTTGTAAAATGCCTACTTTTTTAAATGCCATCAATCTACCTCGAGTTCATCTTGTCTGAACTGGATATAAACAGCTGCCGTTTGATTAACACCATTAGACAAACGTTCCATTTTAGAAAGATTGTCAGTTAACGGGACTTCTAACGTTAATTTAATCGCTCCATTTTTAACTTGAATCTGGTCATAAGAACCAACTAACGATAATCCATTAGCCTTGCTTTCTGTTTGTGAATTGCTGTCGACTGGTACTAATTCAAAATTTTCCATTATTTAATTCTCCTGATAAATATTTTTATTGCGTCATAACCGGCATTGAAATGTTTTCTTGCCTTGGTTAATACGATCAGGTTGTCATCTAAGATCACACCTGCTTTAACTAATTCGTCTTCTAAAGCCTTGGCCACATTATCTAGATCCGACTTTGCGTGTTTAGCACACCAGAATTCAAAGGAAAATTCGTATTCTTCTGTGTTTTCCATTTCTGCTTGAATGGCTGGCCAATCGGGTTTAGTGATTTCTAACCATCTTTTTCTAAATTCTGTATATCTTTTGGGATAATACGGATGCCCGTATCTTGGTACTTTAGGTCTGGATGCTGGAACGGCTTTGATTTTATATTCTTTAGCGAACATGTTCTTGCCTTTCCAATAAAGCCTTTTTCTTTATTTCTAATTCGGTAATGAAGTGAACAAATTTATCCTTCTCTTCTTTTGACTTGGCAAACTGAAAATCAAACTTATATCCATTGATGCGTTGGTCTATTCTTTTAATTTGCTTACGGATAATCATGAGCTGTTAGCCTTCAATCTTTTTAAGGCTTCTAGGGCTTGATCGTTAGAAACATGGTCACTATTGTTATCTAGTTTGTCGTAATCAATAGCGACCTCTTTTTGTTTGACATCAGCCTGCTTGTACTCCCACTTGATTGTGTTATTCAGTCTTTCATCAAAACGGCCGTTAAAGATCGTTTCCGGTCTTAGAAACTGTTCGTAGTCAGCTTTGCCTTTCCAATGTAAACAGGCTCGATCGATGACCGTCTTTAAATCTTCAGGACTAAAGCCCTCGTTTAGCCTGGCGATGATCGGCTTGGTGTTCTTCTTTGCTAGTAGATTGAACTTTCGATTGCTTTGTTGATTGAAATAGTTCAGGGCTTTTTTAGCGATCGTGATGTTTGGCGATATTAACGGGTCAGGCTTGCCTGACATAATGTTTTTATCTGTATCTGATTCTGTATCTGAGTCTGAGTCTGTTGCGTTACGTAGCGTTACCTGTAGCGCTACATCTTTCTTCCTATTAGATAAGAGTTCTTGTTGTTTCTTTCTTTCTCGAGTTCTTCGAGTACGTTCCCTCGTAAGCTCTCTAACTCTTTCCATGCCATCGATGTTTTGGTGTTTTTCCCAATTGGTGATGGCAATAACACCATCTTGTCCGATATCGATCATATTGAATTTGTTCAAGGTTGTAATAGCTAAGCGGACAACGTTTAAAGGCTTATTAAACAAAGTAGCCAGCATCTCATCGGTATAAGGCATGTTTCTTTGAATATAGATAAGACCATCGTCGTTGGTCTTACCAGCTAAGACTAGTAATCTGATCCAGATGATTAAAATCGAATCGGATTCGGGTACAGATTGGATAAGACGGATCTTTTCATCATCGAACATCGTGGTTTTGAGTTTTATCCAATGTATCTCTGCCATACATATACCTCCTTTCTGTTTTGTTAGATAATTTGTTTTATGAAAGAAAAAGACATTGTTAAATTAATGGATAAGCTAACTAAAGCAATTGAATCTTCGGGAAATATTTTTAGAGTTGATCTCTTATGGACCGATCTAGAAAATATATCAATTAGAAACTTAAGAATTTTAGAGGCAAAAGAATTAATAGAATTGAACAAAATTCAAAATGATTATTCGATAGTGATTACTAGTAAAGGTTTTGCATATAAAACTCTAATAAGAGAAAAGAAATGGGAAACATTTCAAAACGTTGTGACATTACCTTTAACTGCCAAACTTTCATATTCAATAATTGGAATTGTAATAGGTTGGTTAGCTAAAGAATTTATTTAAAAAATGTGATAAACAAAACAATGAATACAGTTCCAATAATGATGCAATCTATAAAATCGATTAAAAATCTGAATAAAATAAATTCCCATTCATCTTTTATATAATCCAGAATGTCTTTAAGACCTTCTTTCATTTCATCTCCTAAAATGGCAAGTTATCCATTACCGGATCACCGGTAGTCTGATTTTCTAAGGCTTGATCGACGCCTTGATTGATTGAAGCTGTATCATCTGTATCTGCTTTGGGACGCATTTCTCCATTTGGCTGTGAAGAGGCTTGCTTAGGATTGTATTGGCTGATATTGGCAAAATACTTTCCAGCGTTCTTCCCTCTAGTAACCTGACGCCAGCCAACTTGAACATTGATCTGTTTATTAATCACTGCTTCAGCGACCGGGTTTAAGCCGTCTCCTTGAAAGTTATAGTTATCAGACTTGCCATCAGAATCTACAGCATTTAACAAGGCATCGATCTTCCAGGCAGCTTTTTCCGTATTGTAAAAACTATCAAAAGGAATCAGTTCCCCTTCATGTTCTCCGTCTAGTACCTGGTAATTAAGCGTCATCGTATCAGCAGCCCCGTTCTGGCTCTTTTGGGCTTGGTAGTCCTCTAAGATAACTACGTTGTATTTACCGCCTTCGTTTAGATATCTGTTACCCTGTCCGTTTTCAATATGGTGTGTAAAACTCATGATGCTTTCTCCTCTGTCTTTTCTTCTTTAACTGTTTTAAATAAATTTTCCGGTAGTGTTTCTAAACGCTTATCCAAGCGATTTTTAGCATAGGTCTGCTGGTCGGATGCCAATTGTATCGACCGTTTGCCTTTGTTATTGGTAATTCTGCCGACGACATCGAATAATCCAAGAAAACTGTTTCTAGCAATTTCGTTTTTAATCGATGGCATAAAGCGGGTCAGCTTGCCTCCGACTGGATCGGTTTCGTCTATCACTGATTCCCAAGCCGTGACATAAATTGTCTTGCCGGTTTCTCTTAGTAGATTGGCTAGTTCGGCAAAAAATGATTGCAGTAAGGGATAGATATCGTAATTACTCTTGCTGGATTTTGAATAGATCTCTAAAATTTCCGAATAAAGAAAACTAACGTTATCTAAAATCAAGGCATCGACTTTTTCGTTAAAGCCGTAGCTTTTAATGAACTTAGGCAAAAATATATTTAACGTTCTTTTTTCGTCACTGTTCATTTCATAAATCTGGGTATCGTTAAAGTCTTCAATCACATGGTTTAAAGACATATCAAAAGGCAGTAAGATTTTGTTTCCGGGAATATAAGAAGCTGTTGTCGTCTTTCCAGTTCCGCCTTCTCCATAGACCAAGTACATATCGCCTTTGGTGATGTAGTCTTTTGCATTAATAAAAGCCATCGAATCCTCCTTTAATCAAACTTGACCCTGCTTTGTTTTTCATAAACGACTACGCCATCAAGATCTTCTTGAATATCATCGCCAAACTTCTTTTTAAGCTGAGTTGGTGATTTCAATACAAAGGCGTCTAGTCCATATTTTTGATAAAACTCCTTTTTGATCTGCTCATTGTCTCCATTCAGTAATTGCCGATTGGCTTCTGTTAAATGAATATGAACGAACTGTGATCCATTGATTAAACGTTTCTTTGTTTCGTCTTCAACGTTGTTGATCGGATTCTTTAAGGCTTTGATCGTATAAGCAATGCTTTCCAGATCTTCATTGCTTAATTCAGAAATGAAAGCCTTGCTTCTAAGTTGCGATACGTTGGCAACTTGGCCAACTTCGTCAATAACTCTAATTTCGTTACTCATGTTTGCTATAATTACCTCGTATTTTCGTTTGTTACTTCCGATTGCAGTCGGAAGTTTTTTATTTGTATGAAAGTTTGTATCCTTTAATTTCTTTGCCGGTTTTCAAAGCATAATTAATGTTTCTGTGAAATACTTTGTTAGCTTTTGAAACCGATTCGATTTCAACCTGTTCACCTGTTTCTAAATAAGTGGCTATGATTGGTCTTTGTTGTTTTCTAGCTTTATCTAATGAAGCTTTGAAAAGATCTAGACCCTGTTTTAAGCCTTTGGCTTTATGCAGAATCTTTTGTTTGCTTTCTTCTTTGGTAAAGCTGTTAAGCCTAATTGTTTCCATCAGTCATCAGCTCCTTGAAAAAATTCTTTTAAAGTCATGCCCGATAGTTTCCATTGCACGATTGCCATTCCAATAAGTGATACGCAAATCCCTGCCACCGCTCCGGCTGCTAACATCGTGAGTTCTAGATTTAATAAGTTCATAAGTGTTTCCTTTCTTTTTTAAATATTTTGTAAGCGTTAAACTTTTTTAGTTTTAAAATGATCTTGTTGCCCTGTAATATGGCGACATATTACTTAGCATCGGGTGAATTCAATAAACGCTAAAGTCTTTTGACCATGCCAATATTGAGCGAAGCTACCCTGCCATAATTTCGGATAGAACGTGCAACGCATAGATTGTGAGTGGAAACAATAATCAATCCACGAGAGCCCGACTACTTAACGAGTAGAAGATGTATGCTGAACTGCTGGAAAACCAGTAGAAGTATCAGACAAAAAAACTGATACGGTAACAAATTGATTTCCGGAATAGTTTCAAAGACTGCAATACCGGACTCCCTGATCAAAAATATAAAGTCAACTCAGAAAGAGTTGAATGAGACAGGAGAGCGTATGGCAGAAAATTTGAAAAATCATGAACCACTTGATGAACCTAATAATGCGGCGTTTAAAGCATTTAAGAAACAGCAAGAAATGATTCAAAAGCATATGGCTGCTATAAAGCCATCGATGGATATTCTTCGAGATGTAACACGTAATATCAAATCGTTTGCTACTCCGGACGGTAAATCTCAAAAAATAACTGGAAAGTTGATGATTAAACTGGATAAAGAAAAAATAGATTTAAAAATTTTGAAATTTTATGGTGATAGAAAGATAACGCCTGATTCACAAATTGAAGAGCAAAAAAAATTAGCTAAAGAACTCTCTATTTCTTATAGAGATTTGTACGACGAAGTCGTTAAGTTGGGCAATGCCGATTATTTATTAGGCATACCAGACAATAATGATTGGGAAAGCTTTTCGATTGGGAAGCCAAGTCCACGTGGAAAGATCTATTGCAAAAATTTAGAAAAATCCCTAAAAAAATGATTAAATACATTTTTTAAATTATTTCGGACTCTCTATCACTCGCGATGATATCGAGGTCTTTTTTAATGCCTTTGAGAATTTCTAATATTTCTTTATTCATTGCCTATTCCTTTCTATTTCATCTCCACTGAATATTTTTTTAATAATTCTGTTGAGAATTGACCACCCTGCTTTTCAATATTCATATCCAAAAATCTTCTTGAATATCGAATATTTTTATCGAAGTAATCTGCATTTCTATTTAATAAACCAGCTGCTTCTATAACACCAACGAGAAATTTTTGATTAGGTGGAAGTTTTAAACGTGCTACCATTTTGTTTTCCTTTCTCTCCTTTTGTCTGATAATTAGTTATCAGCATTGCAGTGCTGAAATCCATGAAAGGAGATTAATTTAATGAGTGAAGATAAAGTATTAGACGCACTTCGTAAGATTAGTAAGGAAAAAGGCTTGCCAACAATTATCAAAGTAGATACAGTTGCCAAAGAAACCGGCTTGCCTGAAGATATAGTTCGCTCTGCTTTTAATAAGTTGAAAGACCATTCTGGTGTTCACGAAGTTATTTACGGTAGTGATGTCGCTATAGCTATTTCACTGTCAACGGACTTTGAGTAATTGCTTTTCCGACAATCCAATCTGTATCTAAGAAATCTTTTAATTTTGGTTCCCAACGATTAGAAATAAATTTTGGTTCATTAGGATCTTCCAAATTAAAAATTTTGGTGCATTCTGGATCGTTTGTCGACTGGAATACGAACGTGGGATCGAAATCCTTTGCAATCGTTCCAGTCGTTTTTTGTGCTTTTTTTATTGCTTCTACAATGGTCATCTGTGTGACCTCCTTTCATGCTGGTTGTAAATTATTCGGTTTATACGATTTAATCGTACTTTGACCTAAAAAATTAATGCTTTCAAAAGGGACACCAGTTAAAGTTGAGAATTGTGCTGCTTTATCAATACGGAAAAATCTTTCATAATTTTCATATTTTTGATAAGCACTTGTTGACATGCCTAACATTAAAGCCATTTTCGACTGACTATTTGCAATTCTTTTTCTTGCATTCTCAATAGTTAGTTGAATCATTTAATCACCTCCTTTCTTTTCAACACAAATAAATATATCACGATTTAATCGTACTTGTATTATAAATACTATTAAATTGTACTTTTTAATTAAAACTTAACCTTTTTTGTATGTAAATCGTATATAATATTGTGCGAAAGGTGTTAAAAATAATGTCATTTGGCTTGAAATTAAAAGAATTAAGAAAGAAAAAGAAAATAACTCAAAAAGATTTAGGTGATTTATTAGGTAATACACCGCCCACAACGGTTTCTTCTTGGGAACGTGGACAGTCAAAACCAAGAATGGATGTTGCAGCCAAAATTGCTAAAATTTTAAATACCTCTGTTAGCAACTTAATGGGTGATGAATTAGAGAATTATTCAAATGCCTATTCTAAAGTTTCAAATAGTTCTGTATCTCTGCCTATATATTCGCATTTATTCGCTGGCATGCCCGATGGAGCCGAAGAAGATGTTATTGGAAAATTAGAAATACCCGGTGGGATAGCCAAGAAATATGGGAAAAAGAATCTTCTGGCCGTAAAAGTTGAAGGCGATTCAATGAACAAAGTTATTCTTGATGGCATGATTGCTGTTGTCGATACTGATGATACAGAAGTTAAAAACGGTAACGTTTACGCAGTTATAGTAAATGGTTATTCGAATACTCTAAAACATGTTTATCAATATACGGACCATATAAGATTCGAACCCGATAGTTTCAATCCCGCTAATAAACCTTTTTCATATAAATATGATGAAGATATTAGTATCAAAATAATTGGGAAACTCGTCTATATTGCACAGGATCTAGGATAAAAATACGTGCACCGCCACGTTAATCCGTTTGGAGGTATTATGTTTGGCAAGTCAAACAGCGATAATAAAAATTTTTATGAAGAAATTTCAAATAATTTTCAACCCAAAAACGGAAATAAACACATTCTTTTATTAAGAACTTATGCAGTTTGGTCTAATAAATCTATTTCAGTTAACAATCAATATGATTCTGCCGTTAATGATGTACTCAATAAAATGCAAGAAAATGGATATGAAATTATTTCTATAGAAATTTCACCAATGATAGTCACCGGGAATGGTGCCAACGAAGGCACTAATACACTAATTACATATAAATAAATGAGCATATACGTGCAACAACCTTATTCACGTTAAAAGATGAGAGTTTATCTGTAATTATAAAAGGACAATCAGAATATGAAATCTTCGAAATATATTTTATTTGGTGCATCCGCTTTTCTTTCGCTAGTTAGTTTTATTCTTTTATCGTCACTTTATAAAGACAGTACTTTAGGACTGGTTTTTGCCTTTATTGCCCTAGTATTGGCGTTAGCCGGGTTGTGGATTAAACGAAGCATAAATGATTTAAGCGTTAATTTTGTGGCGATAATTGATATTTGTTTTTCTTTTGTTGCTGGTGTAATAGCAATCATTCTTACTTTAAAGCATTGAAAATGGCCACCACATCGTGGCGTACATATCTACGTGCCACGTCACGGTAATCCGTTTGGAAAAACAAAAAACAAAATAATTTGAAAGAGTTAGTTTTTTGTTAAATATATAAAATTCCAGGGAGAAAACAAAAATGTCTAAAAAAACATCACGTTCGTTAGTTTGTCCTAATTGTGGATCGGCCAATATTCAATTATGGGACGATCAGGAAAATGTTAAAAAAATTAAGCGAACAACTTCACTTAATATAAATCCTCTTCATCCACTTACGCTTTTCAAGCATAACGAAAAAGTGGTAAAAAAACATTCTAAGGCTAAGCTAGCCAAGGGTTTATTAACAGGTGGAGTTTCGCTTCTTTTAACTGGAACCCACAATAATGAGGCACATGAATACCATTGCCAGGATTGTGGAAACATTTGGACTGGTAAATAATAATTAGCCACACTTTCGTGGCGTACATATTAAGGAGAAAATGTATGGCAGCAATCACCAAAAGACCATCTGGCCTATTCCAAGCTCAGGTTAGTTTTAATGCCAATGGAAAACGTAAAAGAATAACCAAGGGCAGTTTTAAAACAAAAACAGATGCAAAAAAATGGGCTGCCAGTTATGAATTAAAAAAGGACGCAGGTATTCATGAGGATTCTAATCAACTTTTGTCAGAATACTTTCTTAATTGGTATCAAACATATAAGACCGATATAACAGATGTTTCATTGGATCAATATCATCAGGCTTATTTGATGATAAAAAAATATGCTTCTCATGCCACACTTGACAAATTTGAAAGATCTGATTTTCAAAAATTAATAAATGCCTATGCCGAGGAACATGTCAAGACTTCAGTCTTCAAGCGTAAAGGCGAAATACAGGCTGCTTTAAGAGATGCTTATGCTGATGGGATCATCAGTAAGGACCCAACCGTTAGAATCACCGTTACAGGCAAAAAATCTAAGTCCGCAGATCTTAAATTTCTGGAGTCTGACGACTTTGAAAAGTTAGAGGAGTATTCATATCAAAGAACCAAAATAACTAGTTATTTAGCTATTTTAATTGCAATTCATACAGGTTTAAGGTCGGGAGAGATACGCGCCTTAACGGTAGCGGACATAAATTTTAATGATTCTACACTTTCAGTTAATCATTCTCGTGATCTATATGGCCATATCAAAGTTCCAAAAACAAAAAATAGTATTCGTACAATCAAAATTGATAAAAAACTGCTCGATGTATTAAAAAATTATCGTGATCAAAAAGGCTATTTGGCTAACGTTTCAGACGGTGCACTTAATAAAACACTTAAATATGCATTAAACAGTTTCGCAGGTAAGATAATTACTTTCCACGGACTCAGACACAGTCATGCTAGTTTCTTGCTTTCAAAGGGAATTTCAATTCAATATGTCAGTGAAAGACTCGGACATGCTAATGTTGCAATTACACAAAAAGTTTATGCTCACTTGCTTCAAACTAAGCGCCTTGAAGAGGAGGATAAAACGTCCAAATTAATGAATTTTAATCGTACCTAA